TAGAGAACCCCGATTACAACCAGGCAGCGGTGCAGCGGTGCAAGACCGCGCAGTCGGGCGACACCGTGACGTTAAATATCCCGGGGCACGAGCAGCCCACGTACAACGAAGGGGGCCGATGGCCCGCCAACCTGATCCACGATGGCAGCGAGGAGGTGACGGAGTTGTTTCCTGACAGCAAAACCAAGCGTATTGAAAAGCCTTGCCATGAACCAGAAATTACCGGGCACAAGTGGGGTACGATGCAGGGCAACCGAGGCGCAAGAGGGTATGATGGAGAAGGTTCTGCCGCCCGGTTCTTCTACTGCGCAAAGGCGAGCAAGAAGGACAGAAATGAGGGGCTAGAGGGGTTTGCTAAAGTCACAACCAGTGATGGGCGCGCAGTGGCTGCTGACAATGCTTATCAGCGCGGAAAAACAGAGCGGAATAATTTCCATCCAACTGTCAAACCAACAGACCTGATGCGCTACCTCTGCCGACTTGTCACCTGTCCAGGTGGTGTCGTTCTCGATCCCTTTACCGGCAGTGGAAGCACTGGAAAGGCTGCTGTCCTGGAAGGATTCCGGTTCATCGGCATCGAGCGAGAAGCGGAATACGTGCAGATTGCCAGGGCTAGGATTAGCGCAGTTCAGCAGGAAAAGCCTGAACCTGATCTTCTTTTGATTTGACGCCTGCAAAATCCTCTTTTTACTCATTTTATGAGCGAAACTAAAGCCATTCTCCTCGACGAATACGCTGCCAACCTTGGTATGTCTCCTGCGCAGGCTAAGTCTGCTAAAACCAGCCTAAAGCGAGGCAAGCACTGGACTATCGGACGTTACAATAAGACCTACCTGACGAAATCCGGCCAGGAAGCTCTGCGCCAGCTTGCTGCTCCTGTGGAGGTGCAGGAACCTGAGGTTGTGGTCGGAGTCGAGCCGGAGCCGGCTGAAAAGCCTGTGGAAGACTCCCAGGAGGTGCAGAACGAGCCTGCACTCGCTAGGATGCTCAGGGAGAGTGATACGGCAACGGTGCTAGTGACCAGGATGCCTAATCGGCGACTTTTGAAGGTGCATCACCACGGTGAAGAAAAGATTTGCATTTGCAAGGATTCACATTACTTCGTTCCCGGCATGGTGATACCTGTCCGCCAGGATGGTGAAAACCTTGTTGCCAAGTTCCAGCCTAGGAGGCTTGGGAAGTTCTGATCTTTACATCAACCAATTTGCCTGCCGTGCCTGTGCTGGCCTGTCAATCAGCGCAAGAGAGCACTCGACCGTTGGACGACGGACTCTTGCGGCGGCAGGCGCCATTTCCCATGAGATACTTTATGAAACCTGCCATCATCATCACTTTGGCCATTTCTATTATTAGCTGGCTTCTGACGCTTATTAAAGCGGCATAAAGACTTTGCAGCGCCTCCTGCGTCACCAAGGCCAACGACCGTCCCGGCGGGTGCGAAAATACCGGGGTAAACTCAACACTAATACACTATGACAGATCAAGAAATTCGGCTTAAATTCGGTGAGATGAATGCAGGCGAAATGCGCCTTGCCCGTGCTTTGGTGGCATGGCATGAACGCGAGATTGCCAAGCTCAAGGAGGGGTTGGCAGAAGCCCAGCAGATCGCAGAATCCTGGTCTAAGCATATACACCCAGCGACGCATGACAGCATTGTTAGCACAAAAGACGAAGAGATTGCCGCGCTCAAGGCCGAGCGCGACAAATGGGAGGCAGACGCTTTGCGATATTGCAAAAACGCCGAGTTTTGGAGTGCGGAGCGCGACAAGGCCCAGGCCGCCGTCGCCGAGATGAACCAGCGGCTCATCGAACGCACCCGGGACATGCTGGCGAAGCAGACCGATCTGATCCAGGAGGCGCGGCAGGCGAAGCGGGAAGCGCGTGATGCCCTGGCAGAACTTGCCTCCCTGCGCCAGCCCATCCAGTCTGATGTTGGCATCAGCCTGGGGCAGGTGGCGTTTGATGCGTGGAAAAAGCGTTTGGGGTATGTTATGGAATGGGAGGACCGCAATCAAGAGTATCAAGAGGCCAAAGAGATTTCCGCCCAGGCTGTCGCCGACGTGGTGACTGCGCAAGCAATCCGGCGCATGGAGGAGGTGCCGTGGCGCGAACTGAAGCATGTGAATTATGAAGCCGTCCGCGCCCGCCTCATCGCCGCCGTCAAGGGCGAGGGGCAGCAGCCCATCAAAGGGCTAGAGGGGCTGACCAAAGAGCGGTGCCTGCGTATTGCCGAGGTGGAGGGCGATTCCACCATCGCTGCTGGTCGTCCTGACGTGTGCCCTCACGCGGCTCCGCACGTTTTCTGTGAGACGTGCAAAGCCAGCCCGTGCCCGATTGGGATTCCTGCCAAGCGCGAGGGGCAGGCCAAGCCCGTTGTCGTGAACGAACCGGATTTGTCCGGTGAAAGTGAGAAGCCTGCCCAGCCCTGGACGCCCGCCGTGGGCGATACGGTGCGGCTCAAGTCGGGCGGGCCGCCGATGACGGTGACGCACGTTGATCCTCTGTCCCTCATGTGCGCCTGGATGAATGCCGACAATGAATTGCAGGTTGAGCCGATCACAACTCTTTGCCTTGAGCCAGCCAAGCCATGAATGACCAAAAATCCTGGTATGCACGGCGCAAAGCTGCGGGAATCTGCATCTGTTGCAAAGAACAGGCCATTCCTGGCTTTGTTTTGGGACCGGAGTGCTATACCAAGCGAAGGGCTAGAGAACGTGCAAAAGCCAAAAGAACACATGATCTAGCTACTAGGCGAAAGATGTGGGCTGAAGTGGATTGGTCAGAGTCTAATCACGTCATCGCTGACCGCATGGAAGTCACCCTTGAGGCTGTCCGGCAGCATCGCCGCAAGGCTGGCAAAGCACCGGGGCAGGGATGGAGGAAAAAGCATGAACATCATTGACGATCTAAAGACCCTTCAGCAGATGTTTACCAGGGAGGCGCTAGGGTATGCAAAGCAAGGTAAGGTTCCAGACGGAGCCAGGCCGAACGAGATTACCCCATGGCAGCAGTGCTGCGGAAACATCGCTGGAACATACCGAGTCGCAGCCCATGAAATCGGCAAGATCATCAAGAAGCACGATAAGCCATGCCCTACGGACTCCCAGGAGCAGTGAAACTGCGGAACAGCACCTGGGTGAGCACCATGGACGGGCTGAAACAGGTCGTCGTGAAGGCTAACAGCATCGTCCAGCCTCTTTACCCTGGTGCAGACCAGGATGGCTGGAATGGCGAATGGTGCGTCAAAGTCGTTGAAACCGGCGAGGAAGTAATGATTGCCAAGGAAGAACTGACCAAAAACCTATGATTGACTTTCTAATCCATTTTATCGGCTTCAGCTTCATGTTTTACTATCTGCTGAAGAAGGATTAAATCCTCTCTCTCTGCCAAGACCCGCTCTATTCTAGCAAGAGTCTGCTGAACTGAGTGGATTGTCGTGTGATAAATTACGGGCAGATTATAGGCCTTATACTGCATTGATTGCTTTGTCTTTTTCCCATAGACAACTGCGCGATGAGGAGAGTCTTTGACCTCAATAATGACTACAGCTTTATCTTCCTTGAAGATCACAAGGTCAAAAATGCTCTTTTTACCATTCAATCTAGCTGAAACCTCTCCTCTGACGAGGTAGCCAGCCGTTTTTAAGGCTGAGAAGAGTTCAGCTTGAAGTTCAAACTCTGATTTGTTTTGAGGTATTTGGATCATTTTAGAGTGAAGCTCATCTCCGGTCAGGTGAGGGCTGTTTTAGAGCATAGCAATCCCATTATTAGGAACTGCCATGCTCTAAGCTCTACCTCCGTATAAGGATCGGGAGTCTCGTCACATGTTCTCGCTGCCTTCCTGCTCGGCTGGCTCAGTAGCACACAGGTCAGACGGCAACGAGCGCAACCCATCTTTGCAGATGCGCCTTCTGCACGGCTGATTTGCTGTCCACCGTGCGCCGAAATCCTCCGATTGCCCGCGTTGCCCACTCAGGGACACTACAATCTTCTGTCAGGCGAGGATTGCCCGAAAACAAAGAGACCGACGTCTAGCAGGAACGTCGGCCTCAGTGCGGTTTGCGCCACAGTGGGACGGATCACGCCCTGCTAGAACGCAAACCTATTGTTTGCCTTACTATATACCTTGAATTTGTCAATCAAGTCTTGCTTTGAAAAATCTCAGGTCATAGTTCAGCCATATGCCTATTCCAACAAAAATTCATGGTTTTGAACTGCGTTCACCTTACGCAGGAGAGTTGCAATACTTCGCAAAAAATCCGCACGTTGCTGGAATGGCGACAGAGGACAACCGAATCATTCTAAATCCTGCCTCTGGCCTATCAGAGCAAGAAAAAATGGCAGTTGCTCAAAACGAGGCACTTCGTCTCTTTATGAAGCAGAAAAACTTTAAGCCTGAGTTCGATCTAACCGATGAACAAATGAAGTTCTTTCAGGGGCTGAAAGCTGATTATGCCAAGCCAGAAAATAAACTGGCAGCACAGCATACCATCATTTCACGAATTATGTCTGGCGACCCTTCTGCGGGAACACCATCACCAGAGCAAATGAAGGCAGTCAAACAACTGAAAGCAATGCTTCCAAAATGAAGAAAGACCCCAGACTAGCCAGAGTCGGAGTGGAAGGCTACAACAAGCCAAAACGCACTCCTAGCCACCCTACGAAGAGTCATGTCGTGGTCGCCAAGCAAGGCAACGAGGTGAAAACGATCCGATTTGGCCAGCAGGGAGTGTCTGGATCGCCTCCTAGAAAAGGAGAAAGCGAAGCTGACAAGAACCGCCGTGAATCGTTTTTTGCTCGACATGAGAAGAACATTAAAAAAGGCAAGATGTCAGCCGCTTACTGGGCCGCTACTAAGTGGAAAAACAGTTAATCTTAACGCATGTTCCAACTAGAAGTCACGAAGGACAATCTTGGCCAGTATCGCCCTACTCCGCATCCGATCCTGGTGGCGCCGTCTCCTGAGACGATTGCAGCCCTTGTGAAGAAGGTCGGCATGGATGAGGTGGTCAGACGGCTGCAACTCCGCGAGGACAAGATTCTGGCGGAGAAGATGGACCCCTATCGGCACGGTTACGAGCCGGAGCACTGGAAAACCGCAGATTCGCTGCTGTCTGACCCAGAGGTGAACGAGCTTGTTATCCTTGGAGGTAACCGAGCAGGCAAGTCTGAATATGCTGCAAAGCGAGTTGCCCAGGTGTTGAGCCGGAATCCTGACAAGCGAGTGTGGTGCGTGCATACCACGAACATGAGTAGCGTGCAGATGCAGCAGCCGCTTGTTTACAAGTATCTTCCTGCCGAGTTCAAGACCGCTAAAAAGACCAAAATCACCAACGTCAGTTTCACGCAGAAGAACGGTTTCAGTGAAAACACCTTCGTGCTGCCTAATCGCAGTCAGTGCTGGTTTCTGAACCAGTCCCAGGACATGAAGGTCATCGAAGGTGGTGAGATTGACTTCCTCTGGATTGACGAAGAGGTGAACAATGACTGGCTAAAAACGCTTCGTTATCGTCTCGCAAGTCGTCGAGGCAAGATGGTGCTGACCTTCACGCCCATTTCAGGCTATACCAGCGTTGTAAAGGAATATATGGCAGGCGCATCCATCACAGACTGGAAGCCTGCAAGCCTGCTGAAGGACTCGATCAACGTGCCAGGAGGTGACAAGGGCATGATGCCGCATGTTGCCAAGTGCCACAAACCGAATGGCCGCATCATGTGGTATCATTCGGAGTTAAATTCCTACTCTCCATTCAGTGAAATTCAGCGAGCACTGCACGGAAGAACCGGTTATGAGGTCAAAATCCGCGCTTATGGCTATGCTGAAAGCCTTGCAGGATCACAATTCCCTCGATTCGGCGACTGGAACGTGATTCCACATGATAAAATCCCAGAAAAAGGGACGAATTACATGGCCGTTGACCCTGCTGGGGCGCGAAACTGGTTCATGTTGTGGCTGCGGGTGGATGAATACGGCAGAAAGTTCATTTACCGCGAATTTCCCGACATCACTCATGGAGAATGGGCCTTGCCGAGCGATAAAGCGGACGGCAGGCCAGGCACAGCGCAGCGAAATGGCGCTGGAAGAGGCATTGCCGATTACAAATCCCTTATTCGGCAGTTAGAAGGCCGGGAAAGCATCGCAGAACGCTTTATTGACCCTAGAGCAGGCGGGACACAGGCAATCGGCAGGGATGGCGGAACAAGCCTGATTGACCTTTTGCAGGAGGACCCAGACCCGATGTGGTTCACTCCTGCCGCAGGTCTGCGAGTCGAGGAGGGAATCAGCATTATCAATGACTGGCTGGCCTGGAACAAGGATGAACCCTTGCTTGCCCTTCATAATGAGCCTAAGTTGTATGTCAGTGATAACTGCCGCAATCTTATTTATTCACTCCGCGAGTGGACAGGAGCAGACGGAGACAAGGGTGCAACCAAAGACCCGGTTGACGTTCTGCGATACCTTGCGGTGATGAATCCGTCAGACGAAACCATTTCAAGTTACCAACCTCAGGGACAGATCGGAAGCTACTAATGAACTACAAGAACAGCACCAACGGTGATAAGCTGACGTTTTACAGTGAAACGCCAGATGTGAATGAGCTTTCAACGGAATTGACCCGTTGCCTCTATACCACGGCAGACTTGGAACGTCTCACCAATTCAGATGACATCCGTTTTTGCCGGTGGTCTGGTCAGTCCGATGACGGGAAAAAGCATTCTGAGAACCTCCCGAACAATCGCCAGGCATTCCCGTTTGAAGGAGCTTCTGACGTTCGTAATCGCCTGGTTGATTCCACCATCAACGAGCTTTCATGTCTGCTTACGACAAGTTTTGAGCGCAGCCAGCTTGCAATCACTGCCACGGATTTCAACGACATGGCTGCGGCATCAGGTGCCAACACGCTGATGAACTGGATCACAACTCAAAAGCTGCGTGCCGACATCGCCAGGGAGGCTGAATTAGGTTCACAGTATGGGCTGCACTATGGCTGGACCATCTTTCACGTTGGCTGGGATCAGCAGCTAGGAACACGCTTTCAGTCTATCACAATGGACGAAATCGGCGCTATTGCCCAGCAGATGCAGGGATCATCCTTGGCTGACCTGCCCGCTCTTATCGCCAACAAAGAGAGCGCAGACCTTGCAGCACAGCTAATTACCGCAGCCATTCCGCAATACAGCGTTAAGGATGCGAAGAAGCTGGTCAACGAACTGCGTGAAACTGGTGTTGGTAAGATCGAAGAAACCTATGTGCGCAGGAACCTGCCGATGGTGACGGCTTTGAAGCCGTTCGATGAGGTGGCTTTTCCTCCTGAAACGATTGACCTTCAGAACGCCAGGGTCATCTTCCGCCGTGTCTATATGACCGAGGTTGAGCTTCGTTCCCACATCAAAGATGACGGCTGGGACGAGGCTTTTGTTGACCAGGCCGCAAACACGGCTGGCAAGCAGTCATGGTATTCTGACCCGCTCGACAGTATCACGACCTTGGGATCCGCTCCTATCGTTCGGCAGGATAACCTGATCGAGATTGTGTATGCCTATGCCCGCCAGATTGGACCTGATGGAGTCGCAGGCATCTATTGCACCGTGTTCAGTCCGCTCGTTCAGGAAGGACTTTTCGCCAAGCATGAACTGCTTGATTATGCCCATGGTGATTATCCTTTCGTCGAGTTTCGGCGTGAAGTAGTCCGCAGGCCAATCACTGAAAGCCGTGGCATTCCTGAAATCGCTATGACCGATCAGGACGAAATCAAGGCGCAGCATGACAGCATCCGTGACCGGACTGCTTTTGAGACGCTGCCGCCGATGAAGGTTGTGAAGCGAATCGGCCAGATCAACAAGATTGGCCCAGGCGTTCAGCTTCCTGTAACCCGTCCAGATGATTACTCCTGGCTTGAGGCTCCTGGCCGTGCTCCTACGACTGCGTTCAACCTGATTGAGCGAGTCGAGAACAATCACGCCAATTACTTCGGCCTGAACCGCATGACGGTTATGCCTCTCAAGTCGCAACTCATGCAGCAGCAGCTTGTGAACCGCTGGCTTGCCACCTGGAGCCGTGTGTACTCTCAGATGTTCAGCCTGTGCCTGCAATACATGCCGCAGGAGGAGATTGTCAGGATTACCGGCGTGCCGCTGAACCAGAACATCACTGATATTGCTGGGAACTTTGATTTCATCATCCGGTTTAATATCCAGACGCTGGACAATGATCTTGTGGCTAAGAAGCTGCAAGCCATCTCTCAGTTTGTCGTTCCCCTTGACGCTGGTGGCGTGCTTAACCGCAACAAGCTGATCCAGATGATTATTGAGGCAGTTGCACCTGAATCTGCCCGTGAGCTTATTGTTGACCAGACTGCCGCCTCTGAACAGATGTTCAGGGATGTGCAGACTGATATTGGCATGATGATGCTGGGCAATGAGCCGATGTATCGTGAAAACGATCCGACAGCACAGGCAAGGCTGCAATATGCCCAGGATGTCATCAGCAAGAATCCGAAAGCACAGCAGGCCGCACAGGCTGACCCTGTTTTCCAGACCTTGCTGAAGAACTACGTCCAGAACCTTCAGATGAGCATCCAGCAGCAGCAAAATGCTACCATTGGCAGGCTGGGAGTAACACCTGTTAGCGAACAACTCAATCAGCAGGCATGAACGAAACAGACGTAATCGAAGCATTCACCCTAGCGAAAGGGCCGGTGGTGTTCTGGGAAGCGCTAAATGCCGTGATCCAGAGCGAGCATAACAACGCACTAGCCAACCTGCTGGACATCGCAAACACCGGAGAAGCCAGGGCGCATTATGCTGGACAGGTCGCCGCTCTCATTGACCTGCGTGCCATTATCCATGAATACGCGGAACGAGCCTCGATAGAGGTCAAATTCAACCCTTGACCCACTATCACGGCATATTAGCTTTGCACAAGTTTCTTGGTGTCTCAAACCATGCCTTCCGACCTCTGAACGGTCATTAAACCTTCTGCAACATGCCCGAAAACTCCGAAACGGTTAGTGAACCCTCCAAAATCACGATGCCCCAAAAGCCGATTGACACCGAACAGTTGACCGGACTTCTGCGCCAGTCCCTTTTCGCTGATGAAGAAAAGCAGCCTGCTCAGGCTGAGACTGAGACGGAAACCGAAACCGAGGACACCAGCGAAGCAGATGATGCCGAGCAGGAAACCGAGGACACGGAAGCCGAAAACGAATCTGAAACCGAAACTGAAGAGGCTGACAAAGCCGATGAGGACAAGGAGACGGAGGAAGAAGCCGAGCAGAGTTCAAAAGGTCTGCCAAAAGGCGTCCAAAAGCGTATTGATAAACTCACTGCGCAGAAAAAAGACGCTGAGAAGCAGATTCACGAGCTTACCGAAAAGCTGAAAGAGCTAGAGTCATCGGAAAAGCCTGTTGAAAAAGAGGTCATTCCAGTTGGCAAAGATTTGAACCCGTATTTTGCGCTTCAATCAGAGCGTGAGGTGCAGGATGAAATCAAAAACGCTCGACAGGTTAGACGGTGGGCTGAAGAGAACGCTGACGGTGCTGTTGTAAAAGGCAAAGATGGACAGGAAGTCGAGTATTCCGCTGAAGAAGTCAAGAAGATTCGCCTGAACGCCATTGATGCACTGGAAGAATACCTTCCTGCGCAGCTTCAATACGTTGCAGTCCGCAAGCAGTTTGATGCTGAAGCAGAGAAAGAATATCCCTTCTGGAAACAGCGTCATAGTCCTGAATATCAGTTTGCAAAGGAACTTTTGCAGGCGTTCCCAGAAATCCAGAAGTTCCCCGATTTCAAAATCTCTATTGGAGACTTGATCGAGGGGCGAAAGGTCAGGGAAAGCAAGGCAAAGAAACCAGCGCAGCCTGTTAAGAAGGCACCGATGACGCCGAAAAGCACATCTGCACCTGCCTCTGTGACTTCCAAAGCCGCTAAGTCTAAATTCGCTGCGGACAGCTTCCGAAAAGCTCCAAACGAATCAAACCTGAAGGCACTCATTGCCGAAAGGTTCCTCTAAACAAAACTCAATCAAAGAAAACTAACTATCATGGCCGCTCTTTTTGAACGCTCTCAGGTTGGCAAGCGCGAAGATCTTGCTGATTACATCTCCCTCGTTGACGCTAAGGATACTCCTATCGTCTCCATGGCCCCCAAGGGCAACAAGCCAGGTAACACCCTGCTTCAGTGGCAGGCTGACAACATGCCCGCTGCGGTGACCACTGGTTCGGTTGACGGCGTGGACGTGTCCAGTTACGAAAACCTGAACAGTGGTCGTGCTATCATCAGCAACTATATTCAGGTGTTCCAGCGTGCAATTCGTGTGTCTCCCCTTGCGGTTGACGTTTCGGTTGTCGCCGGTCTGCGTGACGAACTTGCTGGCATGGTCGCCAAGGGCATTAAGCTGCTCAAGCGTGACATGGAAGCCACGGTTTCCAGCAACAACGACGCCCAGGCTGATAACGGCACCGATCCTTACCTGACCAAAGCTCTTGGCACTTGGATCAGCACCAGCGGCGGTTCTACCCTTCAGGTTCCCTCCGCTTACCGCACGCCTTCGGCCAGCATCGCCACCACTGCGACCGCTAGCCTGACGGAAACCAACATTCAGGCCGTGCTGACCTCCATTTACGGTCAGACCGGCACCTTCAAGGAATATGATGGCGTTGTCGGCACCAACCTGAAGCGCGCCTTCAGTAACCTGCTGTTCACCACCACGCTTTCCAGTACCTCCACTGTCGGAGTTACCGGAGCCGGTGGCACTGCCATCCGCACCTTCAGCCGCGATGCCAACAGCGATGCCTACATCGCCAGCGTTGACATCTTTGAAGGTGACTTCGGTCGCATCAAGCTGCATCCTTCACTGTTCATGCCGGACGCCGATAACGGTTATGTCCTGGACATGGAGCTTCTGGAACTTCGTTACACGAACCTTCCTGAAGTGACGGAACTTCCTGATGCTGGTGGTGGTCCCGCCCGCCTTATCAAGGCCGTTGCAGGCCTTGTGGTGAAGAATCCGCTGGGCCTTGGCAAGTTTGACCCTGCCTAATCTAGCATCCCCGTAACAAACTCCGTCATCACCTTATGATTGAAAACATCCCTGAAGAGCTTCACAGCGACATGCTGAAAGAGTTCAAGACTGGATGGAATTTCAGAAAGGTGATGGCGGAGGCACGGGCACAACAGGTTGGAAAGGTTAACAACCTTGAACACCGTAGTCTTGACGGAATCGGTAGGCTACGCATGCGAGTTGATCCAGACTCGTATCACTATTGGGGGCAACGTCTCGGCTATGACTGCTGGAAAGATCCGACTTTCCTGAACGAATACGAGAAAAACAACCCTTACTGCAAAGTGAATTCCAAAGGAACCAAAATGCAGTTCGGATTTGCCTCCGAACCTTCCGGTTCCCGCCATGTTAAGTTTCGCAAGGTCTTTGCGTGAGAACGATCAACTTCAGTGAAATCCTTTATAGGGCGGTGACGCTCTGCGGTCTTGACCGTAGCGCGATCCAGGACAGCACCTTTCGTATGGTGCGTGACTTTGCATCCCAGCGAATCGCCCATATCTGGGAACAGGAATCCTGGCCTGATATTGTCAGGGTTGCTGAAATGACCACTTCAGAAGATTCTGAAGGTGTGGACTATATCAACCTGACAAGCAGCATTGGCGATGTTCTTCAGGTCTATTCACTCAACCCTAAAGTGACCGCCAGAGCGGTGCCGGTGGCCTATTACCTGGACGATGACGGCAGCAATCGCCGTATAATTATCATGGATGGCACGACTCCTGTCTGGGTTGAGTATCGCCAGCCTAAGCCCGACCTGTTTGGCGAGCCTTACAGCGCTAATTCAACCTATTCTGTTGGTGCTCAGGTATATTTTGACACAGGCACAGGCACAGGCAGCTACCTGCCGTCCACAACTGCCGCTTCTGCTGGCAATTTCTACACCTGCACGACGCAGACAACCCAGGGACAGTCTCCAACTTCGACACCAGGAAGCTGGTCAATCGTGAAGATTCCATACTTCTGCGGTGATTATGTCACCAAGGCTGTCTTTAGTGACTATCTCAGGACAGAAGGCCAGATTGACAATGCAACCATGGCCGAGGCTGAAGCTGAAAATGTCAAAATGCTGCAAGTTGACCGCATACTTCGCTCTGAAGGCCAGGTCCGCAGGATCAACATGATTTCAACTTATTAACCAATGAATCAAAACGTCCAAATCTCAGGTCATAGCGGTGCCGCTCTTGGTGTCGTGGTGGAAACCGGAACGACAGCCGTAACTGGAAAGTTCTTTGCTCTTCAGATGCTCAGTGATTGCGAGTTCAGCACGCTGACTGAAAACGGCAAGTCCGGCGATGCCATGACCGGTTTCACCATCCCTGCCGGCACAATCCTTTACAACGGCCTTGGCTTTACTGCCTTTACGCTGACCAGCGGCAAAGTTCGTGCATACAAAATGCAGTGAACGGTGTCTTTCTATCTCTGACCCTTGGCAGGCCATCTTCTAAGGTTGGCGAAGGAACTTTGACGCCTCCGACGGTTGCACCAGTCCTGACAGTTAGCGCAGACTTTGGCAGCTATATCGCTGTTCTTGAATGGACTGCCTCAAACAAGACAGACAGCGCTGGTTTTTCGTATTCGGCTCAATACAGTTCTGATGGTGTTAATTTTGTTGAGTTTTACAACGGCACAGGCCTTACAACCAATTTCAGTATAGGTCTTGGAGAAGAAGGACTTTATTACTTCAAAGTCATTCCATTGAATGACGCAGGTAATGGCCCTGATAGCAATACCGCCTCAGTAATCCTTCCAGGTGTAATATGATCGGACTAAGCCTCAGTATTGGATTGACATTCAACTCAGCGCAATTCAGCGCAGGAGGTGGAGGAGGAATACCGACTGGTGACTGGATTCTAGCGGCTGGACTCTGGGATGATCTTGGAGTATGGAGGGATGACCAAAACTGGATTGATTAATTATGCCAATTTCAACGATCATTAATGGTGAAGATGGAGCTTCGGTAAGATCGAAGTTAAACAGCGTCATTGGCGAAGTTAATTCGCTTGGTGGTGCTGCGACACTTGATGTCGGAACAACCGCTGGAACAGTTTGTGCTGGTGATGACTCAAGACTGACTAACTCTAGGACACCGACAGCCCATGCTGCTACGCACGTCAATGGCACCGATGACATTCAGAGTGCAACGGCATCGCAGAAAGGTCTGATGACCTCGACTTATGCAGCCAAATTGGACGGCATTGAAGCGGCTGCTGACGTTACTGACGCTGGCAATGTAGGAAGCTCAATTCACGGTGCCACAGCCAAGACGACTCCGGTTGATGCCGATACGGTGCCGCTGATTGACAGCGAAGCATCCAACGTGCTGAAAAAAGTCACATGGGCGAATATCAAAGCCACGCTCAAGACCTACTTTGACACGGTTTATCAAGCCGCAGGTTCTTATCTGACTTCCGGTGGAGCGCTTGGAACGCCTTCGAGCGGCACACTGACCAACTGCACGGGGCTACCGTTGAGCACGGGCGTCACAGGTGACCTGCCTTTTGCTAATCTCGCTCAGGCTTCCGCAGCCTCCAAACTTCTTGGTCGTGGCTCGGCTTCTGGTGCTGGAGATTTCCAAGAAATCAGTCTTGGAACCGGGCTGTCCATGTCTGGCACAACGCTGTCAGCCACAGGAAGCGGTGGCGGCAAGATTCTGCAAGTCGTTCAGGCAACTAAGACCGACACCGCCAGCGTCACAGGAACCACGTTTTCCAGCGTATTTACTGCAAGTATCACGCCTTCCGCTACCACGTCAAAGGTATTGGTGATGGCGATGATTCATTGCGGTCAGGCTGCAAGTCAGGCTGTTCTCTTGCGGTTGACAAAAAGCGGGTCAACACTTTTGCAGGGTGATGCGGCAGGAAACCGAACAAGGATAACGGGGCAGAGCTACACAAACCAGGCTGGCGGCATTCAAGGGACACCAATCAACTACCTAGACAGTCCATCATCAACGTCAGCGCTCACCTATGAGATTGAGATGGCATCAAGCTCAACAGGAGCAGTCTATTTAAACCGCTCGGCAACAGATACCGACACAGCCGCTTTCTCTCGCGCAGCCTCAACAATCATCCTCATGGAGGTCGGAGCCTAAATTATGCCAGTTCCATTTTACAACCTAGCCGAAGCCGTGGCCCTGTCCTGTCCTGGTGCTAAGTTTAGTCTCAACCCTGAAACCTACGCCGGGCTGACAATGCTCGACGGCACTTCAAAGCCTACCGAGGCAGCAATTGAAGCCGCTTGGGCAAACAGGCCTACCCCTGCAACTGAACCGGTTCGTGTCACTCTTGCTGCTCTTAAGATCGTCCTTGGCTACAACCTTTGTGTTCAAATCGGTGCTTGGATCAACTCGATTCAGGATGTCGAGGAAAAGTTCAGGGCTGTGACCTGGTGGAAAGAATCTTCCACGGTTCGCCGCAATCATCCCACTGTCGAAACCTTCCGGCAGGCCATGGGAAAGACTCATGCAGAGGTTGACGCCTGGTTTGCAGAAGCCAAAGTTATAGACGAGCAATGAGCAATCTTGTGAAGATCAATTCAGCCTGGCTAACAGTTGTCTTGTCGGCAATCAGCACGGCTGCATATATTACCTGGCTGGCAAGCGCCAAGGCTTCAGCGATTGAAGATGCTCAGAAGGATATTGTTGAACTGCAAGGCTCCGACAAACAACAAAGTGCCATTCTAAACCGTCTTGATGAAAGAACGGTGATGATTCTCGAAACGCTAAAATCCATCGCAAAGAAATAACCCATGAAAACCCTACTCTCTAAACTCCGCGAGAAATCCACCTGGCTGGGCATTGCCACAATTCTTACCGCCTTTGGCGTTCCCATGCCTCCTGAAATTGCCAACGTGGTTGGTGACCTCGTTCAGGCTGCTGCCGGTGTTGCCCTGGTCGCTATCACTCCGAAAAAGTGACTCAATACGGCATCAAGCGCATTCAGGAAAAGATTGGCACCGAGCCTGACGGCTTCTGGGGGCCGAAGTCCATTGCTGCATGCCAGCAATACCTGCGCAGCCTGATGCCAGCACTCAACCCTTGGCCGAAAAGCGACCAGAAAAGCCTAACTGCTTTTTATGGGCAGGCTGGCGATGATTCCCAGCTTGCCGTCCTGGACGTTTCCGGCCTTGGTGTGAAATATGAGGGGATGGCAGTTCATAGCATCAGGTGTCACAAGAAGGTGGCAGCTTCGCTGAAGCGTGTTCTGCAAAGCCTTAAAGAGACGAATCCCGAGGTTCTGGCCGAATACGCTGGCTGCTATAATAACCGCTCGATGAGAGGCGGAAGCCTGCCCAGCTTGCACGCCAGAGGTGCCGCCATTGACCTGATGCCAGACCAGAACGCCAATCATACGCCATGGCCTAGCGCAGCAACAATGCCACTGGAAGTCATGGAAGCATTCGCCAGGGAAGGATGGCTTTCTGCCGGCGCATTCTGGGGCAGAGATGCCATGCACTTCCAGGCTACGTCTTGAACCAGCGCAAATTTAGAGCACGTTAGCCAATGCCGAACACACCTTATCAAACTGATGGAGACTCTGGATTCATCGGCATGGCAAGCCGTGATAATCCAGTCAACATTCAGCCAGGATTCGTCCAGTATGCGCAGAACATGCGAATGGACAGGGGAAATGCTGCCGTCAGATCTGGGTGCCGTGATTTGACGCTTCCCAGCATGGTGACGGGCAATGTCAGCTTTCGCACCAGTTGCACATTCCTAGACACAGCAGGAACAGAATACATCATTCTGGTTGCTTCTGACGGTCTTTACACCTACAACACCAGCACTGGAAACACTTCATCAAAATACGATTTCCCTTCGAGGACGATCAGCGGAACAACCTACAAGGCAGACATTGACGCAGGCGATCCATGTGACGTTTTCCAAGCTGCCGATAATATTTACATCCTTCGTGGATATGCCCGTAATACTGAATATGTCATTACAGGATCACCGGCAGTTAGCCGGATTGGAGACACGGTAACGCTTGACTTCGGAGGGACTAACCACGGATACAGTGTAGGAGATGAAATCATCGTTTATGTTCCAAGCCATCAAGATCTATCAGGAGCTTACTTTGTTGAAAGCGTTCCAGGTGCAACGTCTTTGACTTATGTAACAGCAACTTCAAGCAACAAAACACACACAACTTTTACCTGCACCAAGGCAAAGGCTCCTTTGGTCTGGAATGGCAGCACGGTCAGCGTAGTCGAGCAGGCTACGGCGACGCAGTATCCATATTTGCAAGGCGGTGATGCAGTCTGCATGCCTCCTGCTGATTTTGGAATGTATTTCCAGGGTCGCATCGTGCTTTGTGTGAGTCGAGATGAGATTGCAGCCTCGAATTACTATGAGCCAAACGTCTTTGACGTAACACTTGACCAGTTCAAGATAAACACTGGTGCCAATGATTACATCGTTGGCTTCACGCCATTCCAGGAGGACAAGTTCCTCATCTTCCAGCGCAATAGCATTTACTATGCCTATCTGCCGCCTCCTGCCATTGCTGCCAGCATTGACCGAGGAATCAGCGCAGATTCGTTCATCCAGACACTAACCGCTCAGTTTGGGTGCTCTGCAAGGCGCTCAATCCAGCTTGCAGGCCAGCAGGTGTTCTTCCTGTCTGACCGTGGCATTTATCAGCTTTCTCATACACTAGATCTTAAGCTCATTGGCGATCAAAGACCGCTTTCTGAGCCTATCAGCGACATCATCAACAGGATTAATGCAACAGCATCGAGCACATCATGCGGCCTGTTCTGGAATAACAGATATTATCTGGCCGTTCCTCTGGATTCTAGCACTGCGAACAATGCCATTCTGGTTTATTCTCTGCTGAATCAAGCCTGGGAGTCTGTGGACACTTACCCCGTCCAGATGCATCCCAAGAATCTTGTTCAAGCGCTGTTTGAGAACAGCAAACGCATGTATGCGGTCTGCCTGAACAATTATTTCCTTCTTGAGCAGGAAGATATTGACGTTGTAAACGATGGCACGGGAACGCCAATCTTGGGAACTGCCCAGCTTGGATCAACGACACCAGGTATTTCTGCCGTGTTTACGGAAGGATCAGCAAACATTCCTATGGACGGGCAGCTTTTGACCCGCAGGTTCAACTTCAAGACCTTCGATGAGAAGCGGTTCAGTGGGCTGCAATCTGACTTTGTGCTGTCCGCAGGGGATGACGTGACTGTTTCGGCAGTTGTGACTAACCCAGACTCAACGACGCAGCTTATTCGCTTTGAATCAGCAGCAAATGAGGACAAAACATTGCGAACCAGGATTGCCAAACGTGGCTATTCTGTTGACCTTCTTTTCCAAAGCAACGCAGGCAGGCCGGTCTTGCGTTCTTATGCACTTGACGCTACTGTTTCCGGCAGGAATCTCGTAACCGCTGAATAATCATGGCAAGACTTCAATCGGGCGTTTCGCCTTTCACCACTGGACAGACGCTTACGGCATCTGATCTTAATAACCATGTAACAGGAGCTTCACCGCTGCCTGACTTTATTGGATTACAGACAGAGCTTTCAACTCCTGCTTCAGATGATGAATTTCTCATCAATGATGTTAATGGAGCGGCAGTCAAAAAGGTTACGCTGGCAACTATTGCTTCAAAACTGCCTGATACCACAGTTTCATCTTTGATCGTTAGCACTAACGCCACGATCACGGGCAATGCCACGATCAACGGCAATACGATCATCGGAGATGCCAGCAGCGACACTGTGACCCTGAATGCCGCTTCCTCTTTTGGAGCTACGGCAACCTTTAACAAGCCTGCGCTGTTTAACGACAATGCAACTCTTGGCAAAGCTGTTATCACAGGCACTTACTCAAGGTCAACGACAACTGTTACGGTAACCAAAACTGACCATGGTCTGACGACTGGAAACACTCGCTGGTTGAACTTTGAGAATAACACAGCGCTTTCTGGCTCGTATTCCGTTACAGTTACGGCATCCAATACGTTTACGGTTACTGTTGCTGATAGCGGTGCAACATCTGGGAACGTATCCTGGTATGAAACCACGACAACGATTCAATCAACTCTGGACGGGCCAATTCAGGGTGATGTCACTATCAATGTCCCTCAGGTTAATGTTGCTAACGGTGACCAGTTTCTTGTCAAAGATGCGTCTGATTCTAACAAGCTGAAAACTGTTCCATTTGTCGCTTTTCCTCGCTTGTATGGGATTGTTTCAATTAAATCTGGTGACACTACAACAGTGGGGGCCACTATCTTTAGGCTTGGAAGCACAGTTGCCACAATAGACAAAAATGACCATGGCTTGAAGGTTGGAGATGCCCTGTATCTTAATATGACGGGAGCAGGAACCTTTACTGATGGATGGTATCAGATTCAAACAGTTCCTAATGCCCATCAATTCACCATTCAGACAACAAGCACAAACACGCTCTCAAGCGTAGCCATTGAATGGTATGCATTGAGCGTAATTAATGCTCTGGGAATCTCGTCCGCATTTAAGGCATCTCTAGCTGGTGGAGATGTTGTGTTCAATTTAACCACAGCGATGGCTAATAGCAATTATGTCATTCTTGCTACGCCATATCGCAATGATGCCTCTCTATACGCTCCTGCCATTGCTAACATCCAAGGAGCAACAGGCTTTGACCGAACCGTTAATCAGTTCAGCTTGACTATGAGTTACTCAACTACTGAGTTTTCTGGCGGGTCAATCATGTTCACTCTTTTTGGCGATGTCTGATGAAACCCTGGCAAAAGGCTGCAAATTGGTTCTCTAGGTTCTCCAATGGAGACACCTTTGAGCAGCTTCTTGCCGAGTATTTCAAGAATGGTTATGTTTGGTCATCCCCGCTTTCATTCATGCTTTTCCGTCCTGTTTTCTGGGATGGAAAGGACATTTACCTGGAAACAGACAGCCATAACGCCTGGTTTCTTCACCTTGCCGCAGGTGATATGCGGGATATGTTCAGAGCAGCACCGTTTCCGCTTGAGTATCTGGTGTTTCAGAGGCACGCACAGGACTCCTTTCGTGCATACAAGTTTCAAACTCTACAATCAAAACTAAATGGGATCGAAAGCTAGTTCTCCAAAAGTGCCTTCATATTCGTCGCAGATGATTTCTGCCCTGAATGCACAGGCCAAAATTGCGCCAAAACTGATTGCGCTTGAGAAACAGTATCAGCCTGAACTGACTTCGCTGAACCTTCAGGGAATGCAGAATGCCCTGTTTGGTGCTGGCGATCAGCAGGGATACTTGCAGACCTTGCAGCAACTTGCGCCTGAATATCGCCAGTTTGAGGCACAGGACACCGCTGCACTTCGTGCTGAAGAGCTTAAACAGCTTGGGCAGTTCGCTCCTGACTACGTGCAGTCCTACCGTCAGGCTGCTGGCTCCCAGGGCTTGCTTTCCGGTCTGCAATCTCAGGCACAGCAGGAACTTGCGGCTGGAACCAACCTGACGCCCGAAGAAACCAGGCAGGCACAGCAGGCCAGCAGAGCCGCTTTTGCCGGTCGGGGACTTGGCTTGACCAACAGGGCAATCGGTGCGGAAATCCTGAACCAGTATGGACTAGGCCAGGAAAGGCTTCAGCAGCGCAGGCAGTTTGCCGGCCAAACGGCAGCACAGCTTGAGCAGTCTGGAATGCCTCAATACTACCAGTCAATGATGGGCGGCGGAAGCCTTCAGAGCCTCATGGGACTGTCAGGAGCAGCCCAGCAGTATAGTGGCAGCGGCTTTTTCAATCCTGAATCACAGATGGCCATGGACATCTCAGCGCAAAAGAGCCAGGGCCAGGCCGCAGCTAGTGCTGCGAATGCCTCTAACAAGAGCGCAATGATTGGAGCCGGTGCCGGTGCTGTTGCTGTGGTGGGTGCTGTGCTGATCTAATGGACAAGCTATCCCAGACAAAAGCCCTCATTGAACGAGGCTTTAAAGCCTTCCCGAATGGCCTGATTTGCTGGTCAGGTGGGAAAGACAGCATGGCGCTGCTTCATATTATGCGGAGCATGGGAATCAATCTGCCGTTGATCTTCTTCCGTGAGCCTTGGCAACCCTGGAAATACGAGTTCCATGACCGGATCATTCGAGACTGGCAACTTCTAGTTCACACCTGGCATCCCCAGGAATCGGCGTTTCAGCAGGCCGGTGACGATTTTGAAGTGCAGAACCTTTATCAGGTCAACGGAACGAAGCTGACATGTCCCACGGGCATCGTTGAACCTGTTGCAGATGTTCCTTCAACTTGTGCGCTGGACATCCTGAACCGGCCAAAGCAGGTTTTGCTGGAAATGCAGCCTTTTCAGGCGCTCTGGATCGGGCATAAGGGCTGCGATTCAGACCCTATTCTAGGAGGTGACGCAGGAACCAGAATCGAGGCTCGATTTGTGCCAGGGCAAGCCACCATGATGTTCCCTCTTCGTGACTGGACTCATGCTGACGTTTGGGAATACCTGGAAAGTAACGGTGTCCCATACGACGAAGGACGCTATGAAAAGACAGGATCAGGCTGGCAGGAGAAGCAGGACAAGAAACATAATGTTGATTATGTTCATGCTTGCACTCGTTGCCTTGATAGGCGCGAAAATGCAGCTAAGTTTGTGGCGTGTCCGAAACTAGGCATGACCGTTGAAAACATCTCTCACATGGTGCCTTGGGCCAACCAGGAAAAAATCAGTTACATGAAGGACTAAATACTATGCAATCACCCTTTGGAGCTTATCGAGGCGGTTATAACGCAATGCCAGCCGGTTACATGGATGCCTGGCGCAGTGTTGGAGACAACTATGCCAAAGCTATCAGCAGCGTGGGAAACACTGTTGCTGGTGGAATCATGGCCTATCGTGCTGGCAAGGAAATGCAAGAGCAGGGTCAGCAGTCTGCGCCGACAAATATGTCGCAATATCAGCAGCTTGCACAAGCCACTGGTCAGCAGGTTGATCCGACTATTCTTCAGCGATACCAGGGACTTAGCGAGATGAGCGGACCGCAGGTTCAGCAGTTCAACAAGGATATTCAGGCTGCACAACAGCAGGCCATTACTCTTGCCAACATCCAGCGGCAGCAGCAGCAGTTCCAGTTGCAGCAGCAGGCTGCGCAGAGGGCTATGCAGCAGCAGGCTTTGCAGCAGGAGCGCTCCTCTATCATGCAGGGATGGGGAATGGGTCTGCCTTCTGGCAACGGAACCATTAATCCGATGTTGTTTCCTGGCGCAGGTCAATACTAACAAGTTATGGCAACTCCTCTTTCACCCGAAGCTCTGAGCTACTATGCCCAGATGGGCATTGCTGTTCCACAGCAGGCACAGCCTGATGTTTCTGCCTATGCTCCACAGCCTAGGCAGCAGCAGCCGCTTCGTCCATCTCCTGCACGTCAGGAATACGTTGGATTGATTCAAAACAGGATGAATGAATTGATTCAGCAGGCAGGAGGCGCTGAACGAGTTTCAAGGGCTGGATTAATGGATATTGCACGCCAGAAAGCCATGGAGGATATTGCCATGCTGTATGGACCTGCTCCTACGATTGAGCAGCCGCAGAAGCCTCTTCAGGTTCAGCCAATCCCAGGAACAGAGAAAGTGATGGTTTATGGTGCTGGCATGCAATCGCCGCAGTTCATCGAAGCTGCAAAGCCTGCTCAACCTGCACAGATGCAACCCATCTTTGACGCACAGGGCCAGCCCATCCCAGGCATGGGAATGCTGAATGGAGAGGTGAAAACCTTTGAAGCACCTCAAAAGGCTGCTGAAGCGAAAGCAAAGGCTGCATCTGAAAACATTGGCCTTGCCGCTGACGTGGTTTCCACCGTGGACAATCTGCTTGCTGATGAAAACGCCCTTCAATGGGCTGGCGGCATGACCGGTTCTGTGCTTGGCAAGTTCCCAGGAACAACGAGCGGCATCAGGCAAAAGATTGAGCAGCTTCGTGACCAGATTGGCCTGTTTGGACGCAAGGCTATTGTTGGACAGGGCCAAGGCAGTATTTCTGACGCTGAACAGAAGATGGCGAAAGAAGCTCTTGCTCAGGTCATCACTGAAGGCACCGACGAGCAATTGATCGGAAGCCTGAAAGCAGTTCGACAGAAGTTCGGCGGCATCCTTGACAGGCTTCAGTCGGAAGCGCAGGGAATGCCAGCAGCAACGACACAGCCATCAGCAGCACCACAGAAAAGAGTTTTCGTTCCAGGTAAAGGTTTTCAATAATATGCCAATCACAGTTTCTCTTCCGTCACGAAATGTCGAGCTTGAATTTCCCGACTCCATGACGGAGCAGGAGATTCAGTCTGCCATCGAAAATGAATATCCTCGTTCTGGTGAGGATGTTGCATACGAGGTTGAGCAGGCCAAGAATACTTCCATCGAAGGCGGGAACCTGGTGAATCCATTCCTGGATATGTCCAGGGATGATTATGTCCTGTATCGTCAGCATCTTGCCAACAAGAAAACAAGCCTTGGTGATGCTCTTGGCATTGCTGGTGATGTATTTGGCAACATCGTGAGTGAGGTTGGCAATTCTCTTGCTGCGACCGGTGAAGCTGCTCTTGCCGGTCAGTTTGGTCCTGCTGCTCAATCTGCTGGGGAAGGCATCGTTGCTGGAACGGTTGGACTTGCTGACATTGCCAGCAAAGTGCTTGAACCCGCTCAGAAGATTCCGAGCAAGGAAGAGTTTCTAAAGTCTACCAAAGATCAGCCAGCGGAAACTATCGCTGACGAGACTTTCCCGTTCTCCTTTGGACGCAAACAAGCGCCAAATACGGAAGCAGATTACAATGCGCTGATTGATAATGAAAAGCAGCGCGATGCTGATGCCGTTAATAGGATTTATGCCATTGAATCCACTCTTCGCGGTGCTCCAATCGAGGACATTGCCAGAGGTGCTCAGTATATTGACCCGACAATGCTGGCGAGCCTTGGAAGCTCTGCCCTTGCCAAATTCGCAGGCCAAAGCCTGTTCAAGACTGCCGCTGCAACTGGCATTAAAAGCACTACAAAAGGCGCAGCAGCACAGACTGCTCTGCGAGGTATTGAGAAGGCCGCAAAAGGTGTTGAAACTATTGCTTCGCTTCCTGGAAAGGTTGTTCAGGGTGTCAAGAATGTTGCGGAAACAGTAGCTCCTGGGACTGGTGCCGCCATGCAGGGCGGAGCAGTTGCAACAGCGCTAATGTCTGATGCCGGGCTAACTGCTGGCGTGCTTGGTGGTGCTACAACGGCAGAAAAAGCCGCTGAAGTAGCTGGTGCTGCTGCCCGTGCTGCCCGTCAGGAAGCGTCCAGGGTTGGCCTGTTGGAACGAGCCGCACAAGACGCCACTATCTCACCGGCTGCGCAAAAGCTAGCCGCTGGCCTAGCTCAGATTCAACCTGCCATTTCCGCCGCAGGAAGGGTGTCTGCTCAAGCTCTGAAAGAAGCTGGTGCTGGCGCTGCTGTTGGTGCCGGTCTTGGATATCTGGCCGAACGCAACATCGAAGGTGCCGCTGCTGGGGCCGGCGCTGGTGCTGCAATCGGCGGCATGTCGGGATCACTGCGAAGCGGTTTCGATCTTGGCAAGGAAGTTCTTGGATACTCAACAAGCAGGACACAACAGAAAGCCATTGGCGACCTCAATACCTTCCTAGGTGAGCGTCCAGACGTTGAGCAGGCTGCATGGGGAAACACGCTGAACAGGCTTGTTCAACAGGTTGGACCAGAAAAGGCGGCATCACAGATTGACGCTCTAAAGGTGGCAGAGGCTAACGGGGCAAAGATCAGGGTGGCAACACCCGATGAAATCAAGCAGTGGCAGAATCCGGGCTGGCTGAACGTGGACACCAACGAAGTTGTCCTGAACCCGACCAAGATTAAAGGAGATACGGCAGCGCATGAAACGTCTCATGTTCTGTTCTCATCTGTCATCAATCGAGCCTTCCGGCCTGAGATTGAATCCGCTATCTTTGGCCTGGCTGATCCTGTCACTGGTGAAATCGTTCGCCCTGGCCTGTTTAACGACGTTGAACTTGCAAGAGTGGCAGAACAAATCCGCGACTCTTACGGGAAAGGCACAGATGGCGCTAATGCCTTTGAAGGCTACGCCAACACGCTGAAGAACAGCACTGACCCTAATGCCCTGCAAAACGCTAGGTCAATGATTGCGGATGAGATGGCAGCATCTTACACGGGCAACCTGTTTAACCGTATTCGCCCAGGTCGCTTTAATCCTGACCGTTTGCCGCTTGTTTACCGTAAGGCGCTGAATGCCCTTGAGGACAGCATTCTTGACAAATTCCGCACAGTTCTCTTTGAGAAAGGCATGGAACTTGGCTTTGATGCTCCTAGCAGGACGTTCAGAGATACCAAAGGTAAGCCAATTCGAGTTCCTGAGCTTGATGCAATCGTCAAGCGTGCTTTTGAGAACAAGAAGAAGCGAGCAACTGAGGCTCAGGCGAAGCCTGATCTGATCCCAGCAAAGCCTGCTGATCGTGTCATCTGGGCCAAGTCTTATGGTGGCGCCAGGGGCATCCTAAACGATGATGGCACGCCAAAGAGCGAACAGCAGATTAATGCTGAAGCCATGGCTCGATGGCAGGACATGACGCAAAGGCTTGCAGCATTGCCGGAGAATGAGCGTAAAGGCATCGAATTTAACCGAGACAAGACCGGGAAAACGGTGATGACCGCCAAGGGGCAAATCAGCCCGACTGCTGCAAATGCCATTCTGGATAGCGGAACGCTTGACCAGTCTGCAAAGGCTGTGTTGCGCGATGTCCTGATGTCACTGCAAAACCCGAATAAATCCACGTTCGACACCCGTTATTACGGCGTTTATACCCGTGGCAAAGGCAAGGGGAAGATGGTGGCAGGTGTGAAGTCTGCAAGCCAGAACGAGATTCTTCCTTACTCGGTCGAGATGAACAGCAAGGATGGCGTTCTGATCCGTGCCGTTGACATGACAAAGGTGCGTGACCGCCTTGTGACCTCGCTGGCAAAGCCGCAGTTTAAGCAGCTTTACAGCAATCCTGCTGATGCCCTGAAGGACTTGGGCCGTTACATGGAGAACATCACGCAAATCAACCCGATTGATTCCGCGACTCTCCTGGGTGGTGGCGAGAAAGGGGCAAAGAAGCGTAACCTCTTTTACGAGACTCTTGGCTTCCGCCTGCGCAACGGTGAAAGCCTGGTCAATGCTCCTGAATCCATCATTAACAAGTCACAGGACACCATCAAAAGCTATCGTGCTGAACGCTTCGCCAAACTGGTCAACAGTGGTCATGCCTTCGCCTTCGAAGAGGCTACGACCTATGAGCGAGCGATGCGGAACTTCCAGCCTGATGCCTTCACCAAGGAGACGCTTCCGGCAGGAGAAACGCTGACTAATCCTGACGGTTACCGCATCCTGAAGAAAACAGGCAGCAAGCTCTTCAGGGTCTACGATGACAAGGGTGAATTGATTGGCACGACTTCAACAGAACAATCTGCGATGATGAAAGGCCAGGCTGATTTCATCAAGAAATCTGCCAAGGAAGAGAAGCGCTTTCAGCCTGATAAATTGACTGCTTCTGAAATTGAGGCTGCTAAGAAAATAGCACGATCTCCATCAGTTGGGCTTTTTGGAAAAATACCATCTGTTGTTTTCCGTGGTGAAACTGAAAAAAGCGGAACAAATGCATTTCTTCTAGGGAAGGGTCTTTATACAACAACAAGCAAAAAACAGGCAAAGGAATATGGTATTGTAAGGTCTATTGCATCAACAGATGCAGTTCCATCTGCACCTTTGTTTTTTGATTCAATGTCTTCTTTTGAATCGTTTCTTAACTTTTTGAAGTATGATGTTTTGGGATTAAAGAGAGCGAGCGAATTTGAGCAAAAATATGGCAGTGATATTGCTATTGTTTTGAAACAGATATATCCAAATTCTGATGGCGTTCAAATTGGGTCTGGAAATGGAGCGTTTTTTGTTAAATGGCTAAATCAAGATCAAACACGCTTTCAGCCTGATCCTGCATCACCGAATATCCTTGTTGACTCCAAGGGAAACCGCATCATTAAGTCTGCTTCGGGCAAGTATCGTGTCTACAACATGGCCGGTGCTCTGCTTGGAGTAAGAGAAAGTGAACAATCAGCGATCAAGCTGGCAACCAAATAACCTAATGCCCCTCAAAAAAGGATACAGCGCCAAGACGTTCAGCAAAAACGTCAAAACCGAGATGAAGTCTGGCAAACCCCAGAAGCAGGCCGTTGCAATCGCGTATGCCACCAAAAAGGCTGCGATGCGTAAAGCAGGCAAGTGCTAATCATCTCATCTATGAAGAGGTTCATCTTCGCCACTGATCTTCATGGAGACAGACAGAACCTGGCCGCAGTGCAGGTCTTGAAAGACTTCACAAAGGACTTCAAGCCTGAATTGCGTGTTTTCGGTGGCGACCTTTTTGACCTTCGTCCGCTTCGCCGTGGAGCGTCAGCAGAGGAGCAATGTGAGACGATGCAGGATGACTGGAATGCCGGAATGGACTTCATTCACTCCTGGAAGCCTTCGCATTTCCTCATGGGAAACCACGATGACCGGCTTTTTGAGCTTGCAGAGAATACCACGGCAGGAATCAAAGCTGACTATGCTCGCAAGCTCTGCGGAGAGCTAGAGAACCAGCTTCGCAAGCTCCACTGTGACTGGAAGCCATATCATAAGAGACATGGCGTTCTGTCCTTCGGTCAGTTGAAAATGCTGCACGGTTTTCACCACGGAATCAATGCCGCCAAACAACACGCCCAGATTTATGGCTCATGCCTGTTCGGCCACATTCATGCGTTTGACAGTTGCACGTTTGGTGCCATTGATGGCCGCAGAACTGCCCATTCTTCAGGCGCTCTGATGAATGTGGATCAGGAATACAACAAACGGCATACATCAACACTACGACATGAAAACGGATTCCTCTACGGCGCAATCTTTCAAGACGGTTCTTTCGTCGTCAACGAAGCCAAAGAAATCAACGGAATCTGGTGGATGCCAACCAGCTTTAGACGTTACGGGATGGCTTAATGCCTTGTCAGTTAACGCGATTGCAGAGGAACCTGGACCTGAATGGTTAAGCGTGTCGCAGATTCAAGAGTTGATTGGAAGAAAGCGAGCAGCTACACAAGAGTATCTGCTAAAGGCCATTGAGGCTGGCAAGGTGGAGACAAAGCGCTTCGGAACGAGGCGATCAGATGGGGTTAGGATGCACGCCAACCTTTACCGCATTAAGGTCTAAAAAAGCGTTTGACGGCTGAAAAAAACTCGCTCTAGGTGCCGAGCCGCAAGGCATTCACACACATGAACACACTAGTCCGCCGCATTGGTCGCAATACTGACCGTATCACCGACCACACCACGGCCTTCCAACAGGCCATGATCGAACGTAGCAAGCAGCAGCAGGCTATTCCTGCTGACTATGACGCAGAGAATCGCCAGAAAGCACTAGCTAAAAGTGCAGCCATGAAGAAGATGCACGACCTCGCAGAAGCCTTTCTAGCCTGCGTTGTCTGCCTCGTTATCGGTGCAGGTCTTGCCTGCATGTTCCTGTAATCTCAACCACACACTCACATGTTCAAGAAAGCAACCAAAAGCCAAGCAAAGGCTAGGCTTCTCTTCTCCGGTGCCAGCGGTTCTGGCAAGACTACGGCAGCGCTTACCGTTGCCAGCCAGCTTGGCAAGCGTATCGCCTTCATTGACACTGAGGCTGGCTCTGCAAGTCTCTACGCTGACCGCTTCGACTTTGACGTTCTGGAACTGTCGCCGCCGTATGCTCCTGAGCGCTTCACTGAGGCCATTGAGGCAGCAGAACAGGCAGGATATGAGGTCATCATCATTGATTCCATCACCCATGAATGGAGCGGTCCTGGTGGCTGCTTGGACATCAAGACAAAGCTCGGTGACCGGTTCCAGGATTGGGCCAAAGTGACGCCACGACATGACCGGTTTATCCAGTCCATGATGCGGTCTAAGGCTCACATCATCGCCACGGTGAGAGCCAAGCAGGGTTACAGCATGGACGAACGTGGCAAAGTCCAGAAGAGCGGCATGGACCCGCAGCAGCGTGACGGCATTGATTTTGAGTTTACGGTCTGCTGGAATATCAACGCGCAGCACATGGCTGAAGCGCAGAAAGACCGCACAAGGCTTTTTGACGGCAAGCCGGAAGTAATCACGGCTGAGTCGGGCAAGCGTCTCGCTGAATGGCTTTCTGCCGGCGAAGCTCCTGCTCCTGTTGTCGAGCCTGAGCCTGTTGACCTCAAGACGGCAATTCGTCAGCACAAGCTGGCAAAGGCTACGGTCCCAGGGCTGCTGCTGAAGCTCAACAAGGCTAATCTTGATGAGTGCGACGACGCTGAACTGACCCGCATCAAAAACTACCTGGAAGCTAAGGAGGTGGAAGCATGAATGAGCTTATCCCACAGATGGAGGCTGCGGCCTATCACAGCAGTGCTGGCATTTCCAAACATGGCCTTGATCTAATTCGGCACGCTCCCTCTCTCTACCTTCACAGGAAGAACAACCCAGAGGAGCAGACACCAGCGATGCGCTGGGGAACGCTTGCGCATACAGTCATCTTGGAGCCTGACAAGTTCGATGATGAGGTCTTTGTCCTTCCTCCCTGTGACCGCAGGACGAAGGAAGGCAAAGAAACATATGCCCAGGCGATGCGTGAAGCAGCAGGACGAACCATCATCACGCTGGACGAGGCGCAGCAGCTAGAGGGCATGAAGGATGCTTTTTATGCTGACAAAGCCTGCCGAAACGCAGTCCAGAATATCGAGTATGTTGAAGCATCGTTATATTGGATTGACCAGGTTCAAGATGTGCAGTGCCGGGCCAGGATGGACGCAATCAGGAAGGATGGTGTTATCGTGGACTACAAGACCACGGACAACGCAAGTCCTGCGGCATTCCTGCGATCTGTGATGAGCTTCCGCTATCATGTCCAGGCTGCATTCTACCTGGACTCGCTGAAGGCGGTCACCGGCCAGGACGGCACGTTCCTGCTTGTCGCTCAGGCCACCCGCCGCCAGCAGCACATCCGAAAACCCGAGGATGGCGTTCAATGGGGTCCTCAGCTCATGGCTGATCGTCGCCAGGAAACTGTCCTTCAACCGATTGCTCTCGTAAAGGGCCAAGTTAGCCTGGGCCAACTCGTCGACCTTGGAATCCAGCTCCAGGTTCGCACGCTTCAGCTTGTCCTGCATGGAAACCAGGGTCCGCAACATGCGGTTGAAAGCATGGCTCAGGTTCTCGAATTCATCCCCGGTCTGGATCTCGCTGCGCACATTCAATTGCCCCGTGGCGATCGCGTCACTGACCTCCTTGAGGTGCTTGACAGGCTTGACGATCACATACCTGACAATGAGATAGGAACCGGCCATGATCAGCAGGGCGGTTGCCAATGCGGTGCTGATGAGGATGGCCCGATTAAAGTGCACCTGGCTTTCCAATGATTCCGTCGGAACCTTCAATTCAACCTTGACCAAGGCCAGCAAATCTCCAAGGACCAATTCAGGCCGGGCCTTGCGGTGACAAACCAGGCAACTTTCCGAGGCCCTGACGGCCCCGAAAAACACATTGGTTGACCGCGAAAGATTCAGGTAGTTCTCCTCGTGGAGATCTGGTTTTGCCAGAAAGGCCTGCAGCCTCTCCCGACTCAACTCATCTCCCGGGCTGTTTTGCTCACGCATGGAGCCGGGAACGATCACCCTCTGCTTGTAGGCCCTCAATCCCTCGGGCCAATTCTTCTCCTGCTGATCGCGCATTCCTTCCACCAGAGACTGATGGGCCTTGTCGGCTGGAGTGCTATCGGATCTGCAAACGGTGTTGAGTTTCTCCTCCACCACCTGCAGCACCAGCAAACGGCATATGCTGGGAACCTGCTCATATGCCAGATACTCGGTTTGTGAAGCGTAAAGCCAAAAGCTCCCGGTCACCAACAGGAGGATGAACCCCCCCAGCAAAAAACGACACTTCCGCTCGAGACTGTTTTCCCCCAGCAGTCTTTTGAAGCCACGGTAGGACATCAGCGCCGGCCCCCGGAGGCATTCGGCGAATCTGAGATAAACC